TTTTAATAACTTTACTTCTCGATGGTCTCCTAGAAACCTCCTCAACGAGTTGGACATCTTCTTGAACATCTTTTTCTTTTTTAATTTTAGGTCGTTTGACAGGCAAATTGCCCTTAACGACCGCAATGACCTCAAGGTCAAGGTCAGGATCAGATGTTTTCCGCTTGATAGGTCGACATTCTCTACATTGATGTATCTGTTTCCCGTGTTCACAAATCGAAGAACCTCTACATTCTTTACATTTATATTTCTGTTTCCCATGATCACAAATAGCAGACCCTTCACATTCTTTACAATATCGTCTCATTCTCCCGTGTTGACAAATCTGCGAACCTCCACATTCTTTACATTGTGATTTCAGTTTTCCGTGTTCGCAAATACCAGAACCTCTGCATTCTTTACAATGATATCTCTGTTTCCTGTGTTCACAAATACGAGAACCTCCACATTCTCTACAGGAAGATTTCTGTCGTCCGTGCTGACAAATCTGCGAACCTCCACATTTTTTACAATCATATTTTATTCTCCCGTGTTCACAAATAGCAGAACCTCCACATTCTTTACATTCATATTTCCGTTTTCCGTGTTCACAAATACCAGATCCCCCACATTCTTTACATTCATATTTTACTTTTCCATGTTTACAAATCGAAGAACCTCCACATTCTTTACATCGATATTTCCGTTTCCCATGTTCACAAATAGCAGAACCTCCGCATTCTTTACAATAATTTTTATTTCTTCCGTGTTTACACCCCCAATAGCTTCCTTTCCACATACGTTCTTTACCACGAAGAATGTAAGTTTCTCCATTAATTCTATGACGTCTATTTTTAGGCGCTTCTTCTAAAGATGCTGTATCACTTGGCATCTTATGATTAACATACCATTAATATACTTTTTATTTAAAAAATATCAATTTTAATTATATAAATTATTAAATACATATAAGGGATGTATAATTCAATCATTATTAAGAAACTATAATCAATCTATTATAATATATCCATCAACTTCAACTATTCCATTTTGTCTATTAAAAATTTTATTTTCATTTTTAATAACAACATTAGATTTTTTATTTATTACTTTACGTCTGAGTGGTTTGTAATTATTTTCTTCTTCCGATGAATCATCGGATGATTCTATCAATTTTTCTTTCTCATAATATTCTTCTTCGAAAAATTCTTCTTCACTTGAGGAATTTTCTGTATAGTCTTCATCAATCTCATATTTTATTTTTCTCTTTTTCTTAACTGGTTCAGTAATTTGCTCGTCTTCACTTCTTAATTTACATAAAAGTGGTATACAATTATCTTCATCTTCGGATGAATCTAATGTATATTCTTCATCTCTTTCATATAATTTCTTATTTTTAATAATTTTAGTATGAACCGGTTTGATAACTTGTTCTTTTTTAATTACTTCAATGGGTAGTCTAGATATTTGTTGAGAAATTTTTTCTTTTTTTATAAAATTAACACTAGAAGTATTTAAAATACAAAATTTTTTAAATATATCATATTCTTTTTTTTTTAAGATATAACTACGAATAACTTTTTTATTGTATCTTTTACATTTATGATAAAAGAACTTTGGATAAAAAACTCTACAACATAAAAATGCAATAGTTTGAATTGATTTATACTTAGAACCATCCATATAATTATTATCTTTTCGACGCCTAGTTCTTATTATACTTTTTAATTGTGTATTAATTATATTTGTATCTTTGTTGGTAATATTTTTAATCGCTGTTAATTCATTATCAATTATTTCAATATTTACTAAATTAATTAATTTAATTAATAATTCCTTTACTAAAATATCTTTACACTGATATTTACATTCTTTACCATATGGACGTATACTTATCCCCATACAATGTCTACAATTTCCTATACCCCTACGATGTAAGCAATTCCATATTACTCCAGTCCAAATACAAGGTTGTAATTTAGAGTTTAATATTCTTAAATAAATTTTTCCTTTAACTCTATTAATTTTATTAGGTGCTAATGGATATTCCATATTTAATTTATTTTAATTATACATTTAGTAGAGAGAATTTCATTTTTTAATCAATTACATTTATAACTCCATTCTCTATCCTCACCTTCATAGAAGTACGAAGGTAGTCTAGTTGTGAATCCGCATCAATCCTAGAAGGACAATCCGAGCACTGAATTCCATTTGGTAATTCAGTTTTACAATGAAAGCAAAAGTAAAAATAGTTCGGTTTGTGGTTTCGACAAGTCACCATATTACAACCTCTATTAGAAACAATTCCATTTTCACATTCAGGATGAGGACACTTGATAATTCCATTCGGTTTGTCTTCGTTCTTAATTTTAATAACTTTACTTCTCGATGGTCTCCTAGAAACCTCCTCAACGAGTTGGACATCTTCTTGAACATCTTTTTCTTTTTTAATTTTAGGTCGTTTGATAGGCAAATTGCCCTTAACGACTGCAATGACCTCAAGGTCAAGGTCAGAATCAGATGTTTTCCGCTTGATAGGTCGACATTCTCTACAATGATATCTCTGTTTCCCGTGTTCACAAATAGCAGACCCTCCACATTCTTTACATTTTTGTCTCTGTCGTCCGTGTAGACAAATCGAAGAACCTCCACATTCTTTACAGCAAGATTTCTGTTTCCCATGTTCACAAATCGAAGAACCTCCACATTCTTTACATTGTGATTTCAGTTTCCCGTGTTCACAAATACCAGACCCTCCACATTCTTTACAGAAATATTTCATTCTCCCGTGTTCACAAATACCAGTACCCCCACATTCTTTACAGCAAGATTTCACTCTCATGTGTTCACAAATTGAAGAACCTCCACATTCTTTACATTTTTGTCTCTGTCGTCCGTGTTTACAAATACCAAATCCTCCACATTCTTTACAATAGTACCTATGTTTCCCGTGTTGACAAATACCAGAACCTCCACATTCTTTACAGCAAGATTTCTGTCGTCCGTGTTCACAAATACCAGATCCTCCACATTCTTTACAGAAATATTTCTGTTTTCCGTGTTCGCAAATAGCAGAACCTCCACATTCTTTACAATAGTACCTATGTTTCCCGTGTTGACAAATACCAGCACCTCCGCATTCTTTACAATGATATTTCTGTTTTCCGTGTAGACAACACCAATATCCCTTCCAAATACAAATTTCATCACAATGTATGTAAGCTTTTCCATAAACTCTATCACGTCTATTTTTAGGCGCTTCTTCTAAAGATGATATATCAAAAGGTCTAGGCATCGTATGATTAACATACCATTAATATACTTTTTATTTAAAAAATATCAATTTTAATTATATAAATTATTTATTAAATTATTATTTATCTACCATTATTGAATAAGATGTTGGGAATTTTGGAAAGAATTTTTGAATATTTACTCTATCTTTATCCAACTTCTTCAGATTATCTTCATCGATTAACTTCTTTAGTATTTCTGATGGGTTAGGTATTTCTAAACTAAATATCTGTTCTACTGGATTTCTAACAGCATTATCTAAATAATGTCTATAATCAGGCTTCAGTCCTCGTTCTTTAACATATTCAATTGTTTCAATACAATCACCCGTTAATACTTTGTTTGTTAATCTTGTTTTACATATTTTTTCTTGATGTATTTTTTTACAATTTTTACAAAATAATCCACCACACGTTTTACATTCTACTTTCATCCTATCTATTCGATTTTTAATATTGAAAGGACTTTTACAATGCCAACACACTCTTTTACATGAATGTACAGACTCTAGTAAACAATCTCTACAAAATAATTGACCACATCCTAAGCACTTAGGTCCAGTATATGCTTTACATTTTTTAACCTGAACTCCTTTATTACATCTAAAGCACTTGAGTTCATCCTTATTAATATGAATATAAGATATTCTATCATTTGAAGAAGGTTTATTACCTGGGTCTCTAAATCCTATTCTATCAGCTAATACTTTATGTGGAATTCCATTAGGGTTTTTATATTTAGCTGATAATGATTTACTAACTGATAAATAATCTAATCTAATTTCACCATTTAATAATCTTTTACAACTATTTATATAAAATTCTTTCGCTTTGTGTAAATCATTTGTTGTCATAATTACATTAATAACTCCTTGGAAAATTTCTTTAACAATTTTAGCATTGTCTCTTCTTTTTAAAACAACACCCATATTAGTCTGTTCTATTATTTTTTCAGCATCAAATTCATATTTATTGCCTACATATCTCTTTTTAGTTAATAATACTAATGGTGAAAATGTTTTTTCATATTCTAACTCCTGAGGTTGTAATAATTTATCATCACAATGTTTATTTACTAAATCAGCTGCTTTTTTACCACATTCAATCGCTTCTTTTAACTTATCAACAAGTGTATCTCCTTTAGTTTTAAATTTAATAAACACTGAATCAGTGTCTCCATATATACATTCACTGCCTGGAAAATAATCTAATGTAATATCTCTTGCTAAATATATCATTTTTCGTCCAACTGCTGTTGTAGAAGCAGCTAATTCTTTCATGCATATCGGGGATGTTGTCGCTCCGACTTGACCATATAAACTATTACATACTATTTTGTAAGCTTCTTGTAGACTATTTTTTAAACTATACATAAAACTAGATTTATCATACTTATTCATTAATTTTTTAGTATCATTTCTTGCTTTTAGTAGTCCAACTAATACTCGTGGTATTACATTTTTATCTCTATTTTTATGTTCTACATAACAACATCTAGTTCTACCAATAACTCTTTTTTTATCTCCTTCACCAGTATAATTATTATATTCAATCCAATTATATTTATAATCCTCTAATTCCATTAATTTAGGATCATTAACACCAGATCCATATTCTCTTATAACATCCCCATCATTATCAATTACTTCTATTTTAACAAGAGAATCATGACTAATATTATCACTTATCATTGAACCAGGATATAAAGATTTATAATCTAAAACAACGACCGGGTTAAAGTGAATACCAGAATCGGGGTCTAATACAATAGCACCTTCATATGATGAATCAATTATATCTTCTTTTGTCACGACGGGCATAACAAATCCTTCTATTTGACATTGTTTTGAAACAACACTAAATATTTTAACACCTTGTCCTCTAAGAAATAAATATTGAACTGGAACACAGCAAACATTACTCATACCAAAGTTTTTTATACACATATCTAATTTAATCATTAGACTATTACATAAAACACAATCCTTGATGCAATATACAGCTACTTCCCTTATTTTATCTGGTTTACCGGTTTTAAAGAAACCAAATATATCTCTTGGTGGTAAATCTATTTTGTTTTCACACCATTGATATTTTGCTTGTATTTTATTAATCTCGCCTCTAAATTCTCCATCATCTATACATTGTTTATTATGTTCTTTTATATCGTTGGTTACATCTTCTTTTAGTATAATTGTATCATTTGTAACTTTTGTAACAGTATATTTATAACCATCTTTTACTCTATTATCAAATTGGTCTACTAGCGATATTTGATTATTTACAAATATACCAAATGTATCATTCGTTTTAATTATATTTTTATCTATATTTTTAATTTCACCTCTTAAGAAATGAGATGATACCTTGTCTAGTTTATAACTACCTAGGTTATAATCATTTCTAATAGTATTTAATAAATCTATTTGTACAACTCCAGTTATATCTAAATAAAATAAAAAATTATCACCCATTGCCTTAGATGATAATTTTTTTTTTACATATCTACAAGTTTCATACCCAATTCTACTAAACTTAAGGAATTCATTTCCACAAAGTTCTATTTTCTTATCATTTTTATTTAAATGATTAGCTCTTTCAACGATATATTTCCAATCAAATCCCCAGATATTATAACCAGTGACTATATCGGGATCTAATCGACAAAAATATCGTTGAAATTCTATTAATAATGATTCTTCATTTTCACATTTAATTAATTTTCTATTAGCAGCATTTGTTCTTTTATCCAAATCATCACATTCTCCCAAGGTTATCATCGCATAATCATATGGTTCTTTATCTCCTAATTTGTGAGTAGTTATACCAATCTGAATAATCTTATCTGAATTTCTCCAAGGTTGTGGAAAACTACCATCACCACTATTACATTCTATATCAAAAGATGCTATTCTAAATTTAGCAAATGATTCTTCCTTAATTGCTTCAATGTTTTTATAACTAACCCATTTTTCAATATCACATCTACTACTTTCATATTGTGGTTCCTCATATGTATGTGAATATATCCAACCAGTTGGTTCTATTTTCTTATTATGAAAAAATCTAATTAATGGTTCTATATTAGATTCATATAATTCTATTTTTCTATCTTTAATTATTGGATGTTTCTTTATTAATGTAGACATTTGCCTCATTGCTCTTTTTGTCCTAAAAGTTAATTTTATAAATTTAAATTTTCTATTATTTGTAAAATACTTAAATAACTTTTTTTCAGATACTTCTATATTTAAGAATTCATCACTCTGTATATCTTCTCTTTCTACATGAGATAGATACGAATCTAATCGAGTATCATTATCATCAATATCATCAATATCTTCTTTATCTTCTTTATCTAATGAATTATTATCCTTAAATGTTTCTTTAATTTTATTATAATAAAAATCTTTTATTTCTTTGTAATTCATAATATCATTATCTTTAAATTTAATATAAAAATATGGTTCAAATCCAATAATAGTCCAACAATGAGATTTTTCTTCTTTGTCTCTCCCAAATGCTCTAACTATAAATTTTTTTTCTCCATAAATTTTCATATCAACATTCTGCCAATCCATTACATTAAAATATGTTTCTTTACCTCTTATAATTTTACTCATCTTACTCTCATATATAATTTATTTTTTATATCCGTTAAATCATTTTTTTGCATAATTTAAACTCTATGTTTATTTTTAAAGTCATTCTTAGGTGTATCCGACCCTCTCACGGCTTCACAAAATTCCATATACATAAGACGATTGGAACGATACAGATTCCTTTTTTTGCCAGCAATCTTTTTCTTCACTTTATCTCGCCTATGAGAGCCTCCACCTGTACTAACTGGCATAGGACGAATATCTGGCATAGGCATTACCGATCGTTTAATTGTTGGTCTGGGTTTCATTTTTGCTTATACTTAATATATATGATATCAAATAAGAAGTATCATTTTTTATAATTAATTCCATTAATAAAATCAACTCCTTTTTCTATTGTTTGTAAAACCTTTACTGGTTTTATACTTTTATAAATCTTTAAAAAAGCATTAACTAAATTACATATTACAACATTATCACATATTATACTAGTTGCGATTATGCAATTTTTAACTATATCTTCGTTTTTTTTAAAATAACTAGAAAAAGAATCAGCATATTTATAATCAATAAGTCCAAGTTCTTTAGCATTAATAATCATACCTACTTTTTTATTTGTCATCTCACATGCTGTGTAAAAATTATTAATATGTTTTAATAGACCATTAAATTCGTCCTCTGTTGGATGTGCCTTCTTTACATTAAGATAAAAATTACTTTCTCTTAAGCAACAATTAACAAATTCATTATCATATGACATTATAATATTAAAAATAAATTGTTTTTTTATATAAAACTTAATAGTATATATTATCCAATGGAAGATTATTTTAACATTGTTACTCTAGATAAAATTGATGAAGTTGTAAATGAATCCTATTGGTTAATAGATGATATTATACCACAAAATTCAATGGTTATATTATATGGACAATCTGCTTCGGGTAAAACATTTATAGGTTTGGATATGTGTTTACATTTGGTTCATTCTGATAAATGGAAAGGTAAAAATATTAATATTAAAGGTATAGTAGTGTATTGTATAGGGGAAGGAATTAAAGGTGTCTGTAATAGAATTAAAAATTGGCACGATTATCAAAATAAAAAAGGAAATTCTCCTTTTATCTTAATACCAATTGAAACAATATCATTTGTAGAAAAAGAAAATATAGATAAAATGATTAGAACATTAGATAATATAGTTAAGAAGTACAATTTACCAATATCAATGATAGTTGTAGATACTTTATCTAAAGCATCTGTTGGATATGATGAAAATTCTAGTAAAGATATGGGAGAATTCTTATACCAATTTGATATATTAAAAAAATATTATGATACTTCTATTTTATTTATACACCACTCTGGTAAAAGTTATAGAGGAATTCGAGGCTCATCGTATTTAACGGGTACAGTAGATACTATTATATCGATTGTAAATAACAATAATATTATTACATGTAATATTGAAAAGCAGAAGGATGGTTTTTTAGGTAAATTTAATTTACAATTATGTAAATATAATAAAAGTTTAGTAATTAAAGAAAAAAATTTAGAATTATACTTAAATAAAATTAAATTAGAAGATATATCTAAGATGTCTAGTATAATCTTAAAAAAATATTTAGATAAAGGAATGTCATTGGAAAATATATCTTTAGAATATAATCAAAATTTAATGTACTTAAATAAATTAAAAATGCGTTTAGACTTAAAAAAATGAATTAATATTATTAATAAATATTTACATAAATATTCAGAATGATAGAAAATTTAATTCCAATGAATGATACCGATACGATTGAAAATAATATTGAAAAAAAAAGAATAGATATAACTAAACCATTGGCTTATCTTATATTTTTTTTATTTGTATTGATTTTTATTAAAATAGTATGTATAAATATTTAATATTACTTATCATATAATATAATTTTAAACACAACATAATTTAATATCTCTTTCAGGAATAGGGCAATCTGGTGGAGATACTACTTGCTTCATTGGAAAATATAATTTATTATATTGAAATGATGGACTTTTGCCACAATATTCCCCCTTCTTTAACATTTTATTATTTAAATTCCAATTACGATATCCTTTACTGTCTTTATTATATAAATTACTATCCCATATCCCATCATATTTAAAACCTAACTTTGGAAAACACACATTACCATTTGTTAAACTATTGAATTGTGGATCTAATGTCCTTAAGCCATTACTAGAATATTTTAATCCATCAGGGACATTTGGCGGAACCCATATATTTAATTTACCGATATCAAAGTTTTCTTTATTACTATAACTACATATTATATATAAAAATAAAACTGCTACCCCTAATACAAAAAAATTATTTTTATTCATTATACCTTATTTTTAGATAATAATTTAGTCTAATTCACAATGCTCTGCGAACCAGTAATCGACCACACAACCACCATGTTGCATCTGGTATTGCTCAACGCAATCCTTCGATGCGGTTTGGCGATACTTTCATCTCCTCTTCAATTACCATAATCTTGCTTCGTTATACAAAGACTTCAACTCACACTCGGGCTACCAATCGGGCTCGTAATCGGACCCGTAATCGGACTCGTGATCGTGCTCGGGCTCGGGTTCGTGCTCGTGATCTGGCTTGTCTTCGCATTCATCAATCCCCTCTTTAAGTGGACCCGTTACCCCTTCGAGTTGTCCGATTCTACTTCTCATGTCCGCCCATTCTTTTAATATACAGGATTCATTGGCTTTAAAAGTCTTTTCGAGTTGTCCGATTCTAGTTCTTAGGTCCGTAAAGACGTATTGTTCCGTATCTTTAAGCATATCTCCTTTGAGTTCATCATTCTTGTTGCGGAGTTCATCCGTCTTGTCGCTGAGTTGACCAGTCAAGAAGAAGAGTTGACCAATTCTAGTTTTCAGGTCCGCCCATTCTTTTACCGTCTTCTCGCCGAGTTCATCTGTCTTGCCTTGGAGTTGACCCGTCTTGTTTTCGAGTTCATCTGTCTTGTCGCTGAGTTGATCAGTCAAGAAGAAGAGTTTAAATATTCTAGTGCTCAAACCCGCCCATTCTTTTAGCGTGTTCTCGCCGAGTTCATCTGTCTTGCCTTGGAGTTGACCCGTCTTGTTTTCGAGTTCATCTGTCTTGTTTTCGAGTTGACCCGTCTTGTTTTCGAGTTGACCCGTCTTGTTTTCGAGTTGTCCAATTCTACGTCCCATGTCCGCAAAAGTCTTATCAGTGTCACCTTCGCAAAGGAAAGACTTTGTTGGTTCATCATCTTTAGTCTCATATGTAAAATCATTTGTCTTATTATACTGATCCACGAGTAGATCAAGCAACATCGCATTTTCCACATCTACTTTTTCGTCTACTGATTTCTTCTCAACTGATGTACGCTTATTATACTCAGTAACGAGTAGATCAAGCAATTTCGCATTTTTATCTACGTCCATATTCTTAAATATTATGTATTAATATTCTATACATTTACATAAAACGTATCATTTTTTATTTATATAATAATTTATTCTAATCATAATGCTTTTACGAACGAGTACTTGACCACGCAATCGCAATTTTGCCTGATGTATTGCTCAACGAGGTCCTTCAATGCTCCGATCTTATTCGTTTGTCCTCTAAATAGGTTCGATTGAATTTTTTTTGAATTTGTGTACCGTGGACACATTGTGTACAGACCATATGTGGTATCCATGTAGTACGATTTATATCGACCTGTCAACGTTTGTAGTAACGGCTTGAAATGTTGTGGCGATACTTTCATCAACAAAACCAATTTCTCAACCGATTCCTCGTGCGATTTAACAGGCGTATTTGCCATATGTGCCTTAGGCAAGGACGAATGTAGTTTTTCACGGGACACTGTTGACCTGGTTGACCGGGTTGACCATGTTGATTCAGGGGGACATTTAAATGTTGGTGTGTCACCACGCAGTTGGCTTTTATCATCTTTGCCCAGCATGAGTTTCTTCACTTCCTCTCCAATTACCATAATCTCGCTTTTGATAGTGTTTTCTTCATTTATCAGATTGTCACACAAAGACTTTAATTGTTCCGTCTTGTTTTTAAATTCACTCATCCTGTCTTTGAGTTGACCCATCTTGTCTTGGAGTTCATCCGTCTTGCCTTCGAGTTGTTCCGTCTTGTTTTTAAATTCACTCATCCCGTCTTCGAGTTGACCCATCTTGTCTTGGAGTTCATCCGTCTTGCCTTCGAGTTGTTCCGTCTTGTTTTTAAATTCACTCATCCCGTCTTCGAGTTGACCCATCTTGTCTTCGAGTTGACCCATCTTGTCTTGGAGTTCATCCGTCTTGCCTTCGAGTTCATCTGTCTTGCCTTGGAGTTGACCCGTCTTGTTTTCGAGTTGACCCGTCTTGTCTTCTACTCCAATAATTCTACTTCTCATGTCCGCAAAAGTATTATCAGTCACTAAAGCTTCATTTTTCAATTCAGAAGTTATCTCGCCCCTGAGTGTGTTAATGTCAATTCTCACTTCAGAAGTTATCTCTGCCTTGAGTCTAACGAGTAGATCAAGCAATATCGCATTTTTATCTACGTCCATATTCTTAAATATTATGTATTAAATATTCTATACATTTACATAAAATGTATCATTTTTTTTTTATTACAATATTTTTAGATAATGTATTTCTTTTTATCTGGGAATTATTTAATTTAGAATTAACTTTATCCATAGCTTCAAATATCTCTTTATCATTTATGTCTCCCAATAAAGCTTCTGTTTTCTCTCTTTTTAATCCTGCTGCTGCATCCAATTTAAATTCTGTTGGATAATATTTAATAATTGGTGATGTTTTCTTAGTCATAAGTTCAGCATATTCTTTTGGAATAAATTTACTTAATTGTGGGGGAATAATTAACATTAACTGTTGAAATGGTGTACATGGTTTTCCAACTTCGAAGTTTACTTTATTAATATTTATTTTATTTTGCTTAAGATTTGTAACTAAATCACTGACAAATGGTGCTACTCTATATGGGTAAAAATAATTCCAAGATGGTGGTGAACTATTTACATAATAATCTATTGTGAATCTTAAGCTATTAATATATGCTTTACAAATTTTACTTCTTCCGTTATTATAATTATTATTTTTCAATCCAAAAAAATATTCGTAATACTGCTTCTTCCATAAATGTTTATCTTGAAAATAATTTATTATATTAATTTCATCTTTATATTCCGAATAAAATGGATTTTCCTTTTGACAATATAATGAATGCTCAAACGCAGCAATTTCATATTCATAACCTGTTCGTCCATCTCTATCGATATATGGTTTACTACATCTTCTTTTTAAAGTTGTTTGTTCAAATTGTAATGATGTTTGTTCTTTTTTTGATAATTCGATTAATAAATCAATAAAGAAGTGATTATTAATCGAAACGTTTTTTTTATTATTTTTATTATCTTTTAATTGTATTAAGTGTTTTTTATGTTTTCTTAAGATATTTTTATAAATATATAATAACATTTCCTGATGTTTATAATTTATTAAATTTAAAGATGGTAAATGCTTAATAAAATCATCTCCAAATAAAGATAAAATAAAAACATAATCATATAATACTCTAATCTTATCATAATCCAATAAACCAATAAATTTATATAATTTATCTTCTACTTCATTGACTTTCAAATATAAAAATCCTATTTCTTTATAATCATCAGGTAAACCTTGTGTTTTTAAAATATGTATACGATGTTCTCTATCTGCTATCGTCATAGACAATAATATTAAATCAGCATCGTCACTAAAAATACATATATCTTTTTCATTCTTCAAGTTATCTTTAATATATGGTATAATTTTATGTTCTCCTTCCCCTGGAACTGTGGTATCACTAAGAATAATTGTAAAATCGTCATCACTGTTTTTACTTTTAAATTTATTTTCATTTATAGCTTTTTGTAACGCAGTTGATAACTTTGACATAAAGACTGTTCCTGGACTAAGTGCTGTTGTATTAAAATATTCTTCTGCATCTAAACCATATTTATGTTTTAATTCTTTAATAAAAATTGAACCTTGATATCCCTTATATCTTCTTAGTCTCTGTTGTTCAATTTTAGCTCTTGGTGGTGGTCCATCAAATGCTAAATATAATAATTTGCTTGGTTTAACAATCTGAGTTACTACATTAATAGTATCTTTAAGAATTTGCTCTATTAAACCTTTTTCTATATTTACTTTATTCATTTTTGGTAATTTATTAATATTTTTACTAAGATATTTAGGTATAGAACCATAAATCCAAGCATTATAGTCCATAAAAAAATATTCATTTTTAATATCTGTATCCCAAAATAAAACATCTGGATCTTTTGCTAACTGCTTAAAATAACCTGGTATACCCATAGTATATTATATTATCATTAAATAATATAAAATTATCTTTAAATCTAAAATAATTTTAAATCAATAATATATATGTCATCGTTTAATAATAGAATAAATTTACGACAAAGACAATTACAACAAAGACAACAAAGACAATTACAACAAAGACAGCAAAGACAATTACAGCAAAAACAATCACAACAAAGAGAACAAATAGAAATAGAGAATAGTATTGTTGAAAATATAAAAATAGATGAGCAACGAATACAAATGTTAGATGCTAGAATAAGACAGCAATTGGAAAATGATAGAAGTGTAATGGAAAGAAATAGAACACGTTTATCAAATAGACCAAGTATATCAGATAGATTAAGTATGTCAGATAGACCAAATATATATTTATTTGAAGTTACATTAAATAATTTATTAAATTCTTTATGTATAAGTTATCACGCAAGTGATAATAATATTATAAATGATTATGGTATTTATAATGACTTCAACGAATATGAATTATATCAGAATGAAATAGAATCTAAAACTGTAAAAAAAGATAAATTTGATAAATTTAAAAAAGTTACCTTTGATAAAAAAAAAAATATACTATTAAGAAACGATGATAAATGTTCCATTTGCTGTGAAGTATATAAAAATAATGATAAACTAATACAATTAGATTGTAAACATTGTTTCCATGAAAAATGTATTAAAAAATGGCTATTAGAAGAATCTAATAAATGTCCATTATGTAATAAAATATATTAATAATTAGTTAATTCTCTTGCGGATGGGTCTTTTTCACTTGTCCAATTAGGTAACCAATAATATGGTATTACATTTTCTCTACCGGGATAAAACTTGTTAAATATTCGTCTATAATATAAACTTTCTTTTAACTGAGGAGGATTATGTTTATATTTTAATTTATCTATTTCAAATTCTTCATCGCTTATTTCTTTATCTACATGTTCTTGTATTATTTTATGCCATGAACGTTCTTTAGAAGAACATCCATCAGAAAAAGCTTCTTTCTTTCTCCATAATACTTCTTTAGGTAATAAAGAGGTATTCGAAAATGCCTCTCGGAGTAAATGTTTTTCTATTCGATCATGTGCTTTAAATCTATTTTGAATTGACATATACATACTTATAAATTCTTTATCCAAAAATGGAGTTCTTGTTTCTAATCCCCAGTTACTAGACATACTCCTATCAGACCGAAGAACATCAAAATAATGAATATTCTTTATAAGTTTATTAATTTCATTTTGAAATTCGTTTTTATTAGGAGCATTTTTTAAATATATATAACCACCTAATTCATCACTACCATCTCCATTATAAACTACAGTTATATCTGTATTTTCTTTAATATATTTAGATATTAAATAATTACCTACACTTGCTCTAACAGTTGTAGTATCATATGATTCAATCGCATAAATAACCTCGGGGATTGCATTTAAGAATTCTTCTTCTTTTAAAATAACACTAGTATGCTTTGAATGAATATGATCAGCAACCTTCAGAGCATATTTTAAATCAGTCGCACCTTCTAATCCAATCGCAAATGTATTTAATTTAGATTTAGATTTAGATTTAGATTTATTAAAGAAGAAATTAACGATAGATGCAACTAAGCTACTATCTAATCCTCCAGACAATAAACAACCAATTGGTCTATCTGACATTAATCTTTTTCTAACTGACCGAATAAATAATTCTTTAATCATACTCAATGCCGTAGATTCATTTTCTATTAATTCATACTTATAATTAAAATTATGATAACAATCTACTTTTATTCTTTTATTAATTAAATTATATTTCATAAAATACCCAGGTTTAAATTGCTTAATATATATACATAATTCATGTATTCCTTTTATTTCTGAACTTAGATATATATCTTCATTATTATCATATCCTATAAACATTGGTCTTACTCCATATGGGTCTCTTCCACAATAAACCTCCTGTTTTTCTGAATCATATAAAACAAATGAAAAAACTCCATCTAGTATTTGACACGTTTTTTTAATTCCAAATTTCTTATATAAATAAATTATTACTTCACAATCTGATTGTGATTGTGTTTTTATATCATATTTTTCTTTTATTTTCTTAAAATTATAAATTTCACCATTACATATTAAATGTATATTACCATTTGAAAATGGTTGGTCTGCATTTATACTCATATCATTTATTTTTAAACGATGAAATCCCATATAAATACTTGTAAAATTTAATAAATATGACGCATCTGGTCCTCTGTTTCTAATCTTATTAAATCCATATTTTAATTGTTGGTAATCAATAATATTATTTAAATATGCAAATATTCCACACATTTTATATAAGTAATTAGTTAGTCTTTTATATAACAATATATATCATGTTGTTCCATATATATATATATATCATATATATACATATAATGTTAAGTTACAAATCTTTTATAAAAAATACTTTAGAAAATAATGATACACATTCATTAAATAAATATGATAGACTTACTCAGAGATTGGTTGAAAAAGATATTAAATTTAATAAATATTTATTAAAAAATAATAATAATTTATTAAAGCAATATGGGGCTTCTAGATTTTTTACAAAAAAATCAATCATAAAACTCAATAATATTAATTTAACGAACTTAGAAAATAATGATATGTATTCACTAAATAAATATGATAAACTTACTCAGAGGTAGGTGAAAAAGATATAAAATATAATAAATATTTATTAAAAAATGTCTTATATAAAAATAAAATAATAATATAAATAAGATGAAACTATCAAACAAACCAATTAAATATATTTATCAATTAGCAGATATTCACATTAGACCATTAGAAAGACATATTGAATATCGAGAAGTCTTTTCAAAATTATATAATAAATTAAAAGAAGATAAAAATATTAAAGAGTCATTAATAGTTATATGTGGTGATATAGTTCATGATAAAGATAATATTAAACCAGAGTTAATATTATTAATAAGAGAATTCTTAAAGAACTTATCATCGATAACAGACGTAATATTATTTAGTGGGAATCACGATTTAATTGAAAATAATACAAATAGAATTCCAAGTTTAGAGGCATTGACACAAGATATATGTAATATTTATTATTTGAGAGATACTAATTTATATAAATATGGTAATATAAATTTTTATTTAAAAAGTTTAGAAGACAATAAAAAATTAATTACTAAATTAAATAAAAATGGAATTAATATTGGATTGTATCATGGTATGCTAAAAGAAGTAAATATTAATAATACTGAATACTCTGTCAAAGACTTTAATATATATGATATTACATTATTAGGTGATATCCATAAGAGAGAGGTATTTAATAATAAAATTGCATACTCAGGTAGTTTAATACAGCAAAATCATGGGGAAACGATAGAAGATCATGGGATGATTAAATGGAATTTAGAAGATATTTCATATGAATTTATAGATATTGAAAATAAATATGGATTTATTACAATTGATAAAGATAATATAAATAATATTACATATCCTAAATATTCAAGAGTCAGATTTAGAAATGATGAAAATGATGAATTAAAAGATATAGTTAAGAAGAGAACAAAAATAATTAGTGAATCATTTATAACTGATTTAATAGTAATAAAAGAAAGTAAAATAGACAAAGAATTTATGAATGAGTTAGATGATATAGAATTAATTAAAGAACAATGTAATGAAAATATAGAAGGTCTTCTTAAGTTACATAATATAATTAAGAAGGAAGAAAATATAGAAGATAATGAATTATCTACGATGAAATGGTCAATTGAATATATTGAATTTAAAAATCTATTTATTTATGGTGATAATAAATTAAATAAAATAAATTTTTATGAAAAAGGAGGAATAATTGGTGTTTTAGGAAATAATGCTATAGGTAAATCTACTATTATAAATATTATTTTATTTATATTATTTGATAAAATATCAAGTGATTATAACTTAGTTAATGTTATTAATAAAAATCAACGACAGATGTATTGTAAGATAGTTTTAAATATTGGTGAAGTAAAATATATTATATCTAAGCAAGGAGGTAAGCAAAATGGTAAAAGAATACAGGCAAAATTTATAACAAATTTTTATAAAATTGAAAATGGAAAAGAAATAAATTTAAATGGTGAAGATAAAGTAAAAACATATGATTATATTAATAAAATCATTGGGACAAGAGATATATTTAAATTATGTAATATATCGTCCACTAGCTGCTCCGAGTCAATATTAAATATGAGTAATAATGATATTCTAAAGACATTTACTTTGTTATTGAATTTAGATAGATTTACTAAATTATATGATAATATTAATTTAAAAATTAAAGAGAATAGAAGAGACTATAATAATAATAATGGTAAATTAGAAATGTTAGAAAATATAATTGAAGAAGATATTATTAATAAAGAAAATAATTTAAAAGTAATTAAAAATAAAATTAATTTACTAGAAAACGAAACATCTAATATTACTAAAGAAATAGTAATATTAGAAATTGATAAATTAGAAAAAGAAAAAAAATATAAAAATTTATATTCTAAAATAAGAAAAGAAATTAAGATTACCCCTAATAAATATAAAAATAAAATTATTAAAGAATATTCAGAAGAAGAATATATTATAAAAAATAATGAATTATGTAATCATAATTCTAAATTATTAAAGTTAAAAGATAAATATAAAAACTCTAGAATAAAAAAAAAATATATAGATTTATCATTTAGTGATGTAATCAATATAAAAGATAATATACAAATTCAAATAACAAAAGAAGAAAAAAAAATAGAAGAAATAGATTTACAAGAAATAAAAAAATTAAAGAAAGATATAAGAAATTTAGATTATACAATTTCCAATGAAATATTATACAAAGATTCAAAATTATTAAAAAACAAAATATTAAAAAGTGATTCTATTGATAATATTAAAGAAGATATAATATTATTTTTAGATAGAATTTTATGTAACAAGGAAATAATAAAAATAAAAAAAGAATTAAATATTAAAAGAAGTAGACTTAATAAATTAGAAAAAATTAATTTTAAAAATAAAGAAAATATAAAATATAATATTGAAGTTAGAAAGCAAATAAGATTAAATAATAAAAACTATGAATTAATAAAAGAATTAGATAAAGTAATATTAAAGAAACAATATGAATATCATATCAATAAATTAATTTTATTAAAATCTGAGCTGAATATTCTAGAATATAATAAAATGTTATTAAGTAGAAGAATTGCTGAAGATAATAAATATATCAAGGCTAATATAAATATAATAAAAAAAGACTTAGATGAAATTTCAATTATTTATAATACTTCTATTAATGAATTACAAGAAAAAGGAAAAAAATTATCTCAGTTAAAAATAACATATGAATATGAAAACAAAGAATATTTAATCTATAAGAAAAAATTAAAAAATAAAATAGATATTTTAAATATAATAAAAGAATCTAATTATAAAAATAAATTATTTACAGAATATAAAAGACTGGTAGATAAAAAATGCTTACCATCTCTAATTTTAAAAAATAAAATTAAATTTATACAAAACGATATAAATAAAAATTTATCTGATTTAGTTGAATTTACTATTAAATTAAATATTAATGATAAATCTAAATTTAATATAGAAGTTATAAAATTTGGTAATATTTTATACCCATATATGTGTAGTGGATATGAAAGATTTATTTTAAATATTATAATAAAAAGAAGTTTAAATAAATACTGTTATAATAATAAAAGTAATTTATTTGCGATAGATGAAGGATTAGATTGTATAGATTTAAATAATATGAAAAAATTTAATTTATTATTGGATAGATTAAAAATAGATTATAATAATATACTTTTAATATCACATATTAAAAATATTAAAGATTTTATAGATAATGAAATTATTATTTCCTATAATTCAAAATCAAGCATGATATTGTAGAAAAGGTAAAAAAGGTGATATAGTATTTATTTTATTGATACCTTGAATATAATTTAATGTAGAACCTAAATGTTTTTCAATTGTATTATATTTAACATCTAATCTCCTAATTTCACAATTCATTTGAGCTATTTTATTTTCTCTTATATCTTTCTCTACTTTCGAAATGTATTCTCTGCTTTCATCCAATTGAGATGATAAAACAGTAATATCATTGGTATTACTGCCTATCGAATCTTCTACTTTCGAAATGTATTCTCTGCTTTCATCCAATTGAGATGAAAAAGCAGTAATATCATTGGTATTGGTGATAATTGAATTTTTTGCTTCTAATATATATCCTTTGTTTTCATCTAATTCTGTAAGTATTTTGCTTATCTTATTAGAATTAACTACAGATTTATTAATTTTTTTCTTTTCTATTTCTATTTTAGTATTGATTTCTTTAATTTGTGATTCTATATCCAATACTCTAATAATTAAAGAATTAAATTTATCATCAATAGATGAAATATGTTTTTTAATTTCAATTACATTTTTTACAACATAACGACGATCCTTTAACAGTTTAGCAGATATTTCGTTTATAAATTCTTTCCATTCTGTTTTTGATACGAAGGTATTTAATGTTAATTCATCCATAAACATTTCCCAGTCTTTGTGACTTATGAAAGTTCTTCGAAATCCTTTCTCAAATTCTTTCATCACATTTATTAGTTCATCCTTGATGTAATTCTTAAGCATATGCTTAAAGGATACATCACTATTAAGTACTAATGTCATTTTATATTAAAATTATTATTCTAATATATTAAAATCATTTTTTATATAAAAATATAAATGTGGAAGCATCAATGTGTTTTTATAATAGATGCATAATATTATAATTTTAATAGTTAATTTATTTATTTATTATAAGAAAGTGATTACTTTTCAATATTATTTTATTAAAAATACATCTAAGTATTCACATACGACAATTATTATATTGCCAAGGTTTATTAATGTATCCATCATAAAAGTTTCTATTACATAATTGATTATTCATAGACTGATTTGGTTCATAATTACATAACCAGCAACCATTTAGAATATTAATTCTAACCTGATCTACTGAATTAGGATACTTAAACCATTCTTTTTTAGAATTTGGGTCACATGGTAGAGTTTTAATTTTAATATTACATGAGTTAACTGGACAACTTTTAAAACATGGTTTACAATTTGACATTATATTATATTAAAATGTTTTATTAAATATATTTAATAAATTATAATGAATAGATTCTCTAATATTAGCAATACTGGTCAAATTATAAACGATAAAAGAATAGAATTTAATTTTAGACCACAACCTAGTCGTTCTAAAAACACTAAAATTCCAGATTTAAATAATAGAATCTTTAATAATGAAAAAGAAATACAATCCCCAATTGATTTTAAGCAGCAAAAATTAAAAGAAGAAAATAATAATAATGATAACCATTTTCAATATTTATTAAATACACCTCATATAAATACTAATGCACATCAATGTGATTTTTTTGATTTTAGGTCCAATGCAACACGTTAAATATAAATTATATATATCAATATATATGGATATATATATAAATAACTTAAGAAATAAATTAAAAAATAATTATAAAAATATTAATTTTAAATTTATTAAATTAAAGAATAAACCAAAGATTGAATCAGGTTTTATATCATCTATAATTTTAAACAAAATTAAAAAATTTAATAAAATTATTAAAATTGATTTACCTAAAATAGAAGTAAAAGTTTTATATAAAAAAAAAATACCAATGATATCAATTCAAAAAATTATAAATAGATTTTATTGTATGTTATCTTTTTTGGATTCAAATAATATAAATTATAATAAAAGTAAATTTAAATTATTATTTATTCCTACAAATGCTAAGAAAATATTACCTAAAAAAGGTAATATTTTAGATTATCATCATGTTAATTCAGGTTCATCTTATATATATAAAAATGATATTATGATTTGGAGACAAGAAGAATGTGAAAAAGTATTTTTACATGAATTATTTCACTGCTTAGGGTTTGATAGATTTGCTATAGAAAATTATAATATACCTGAATTTAAAATAATAAATAGTAAAAATTATAATGAAGGATATAATGAATTATGCACTTGTATATATAATTGTTGTTTTCAATCACTGGAAGATAATAAAGATGTTTTAGAATTATTTAAAATGAATAAATTACATTCTTTATTTCAAATGAAACAAGTATTACAGCATAATAATTTTAATTCTATATTCGAAATAAAAGATAAAATATTTCCACAAAATGCATCTGTGTTTTCATATTATATTTTAAAAGGAATGTATCTTTATAATATAAATAAAATTATAAATTCTATGAGCAATATATATTTATATCCAATTAATAATCATAAGAAACAAATGATTAATATAAATAATTATTTACTACATGATTATAAATTAAATAATATAATTAAATTTGTAATAAAAGAAAATAAATATAAATCTAATTATACAATGAAAATGACTATTTAAATAATTAGATTTATTAATATACATAATTATGGGAATTAAAAATTTTAAAATATTTATAAATAAATTTTCTTCAAAATCTATTAATAAACTAGATTTAAGTAAATTATCTAATAAAATTATTGCTATAGATATAAGTATATATCTATATAAATATAAGTATTATACTAAAAATAATTCTAAGCAATTGGTTGTTAGTTTCCTTAAGCAGATTGTTCATTTAAAAAAATATAATATTACACCTATTTATATTTTTGATGGCAAACCACCTCCAGAAAAGTCACACGTGATAAATGAAAGGAAAAATAATAAAAGAAATAAATATGAAAAAATAGAATTATTAAAAAAAGAAATTGATAATATTAATTCGAGTGAAGAAAATAATAAAATATATATTGAAGAAATAAAAAAAAAAATTAATAAAATAGATATGAGTATTATTTCTGTTACCCGAGATGATATTCTATTAATCAAAGATTTATTTGATAAAATAGGAGTTCAATATTATCAAGCTGATACAGAAGCAGAAATTATATGTGCTAGATTAGTAAAGAATAATATAGTCCATGGTGTATTTTCAAATGACACAGATGTATTACCCAATAATGGTAAATTTCTATATACTAATTATGATCATAATAGAAATTATGTAACTGAAATAAATTTAGATAATTTACTATCTGATATTAATATAACTATGGAGCAATTCATAGACATGTGTATATTATGTGGATGTGATTATACTATTAAAATTAATGCTATTGGTTCAATTAATGCATTTAAATTAATAAAAAAATATAAATCAATTGAAAATATAATAGAAAATATAAAAGATAATGCTAAATATAAAATTAATGAAGAATTCTTAAGTAATTTTAATTATAAAAAGGCAAGATTAATATTTAATGAAGATCATAATATTATTATTAATGATAAAAAAGAATTAAATAAGAAAGAATTGATTTTATTTATGAAGAAAAATCAAATCAAATTTGATATTAGATTATTGTGAAGAAATATAACACCCCTTTATATATTTCTGTAGATTAAAATAAGTATAACCAATATCAATATCTTTTTTCCCTGTCTTTTCATTTACTTCAGAACTAAGAGGACTTAGAATAGATTGGAGTGCTTTATTTGGACTTAGATGTCTTTTACATTCTGGTTTTTGAATATTATTATTTTTAATGTAAGTATGAATATAATTACTTCCTTCTTTTCTACTAATTTTATTATCTTCTCCAACTACACCACCACAAGTATCTATAATAAATTTTCTGAAATTATCAGATATATTAACTTTCTTCTCAAATCCAGTCCCATGTGATTGTGCCCTTTTGGTTTTCTTCTTAGTTGCTTTGTTATATTCTTTCTCCAATCGATGACAAATATTTAATGAGTTTTTACTCATTTTACTTAAATCTTTTTGTAGATGTTTCTTCATGTAATCAAATGTTAGATTTCCAATATTAGATATATATTCTTGAATTTTATTTAATTCTTCTTTCATCTTATCAATTTCACTTACTTCGTCAACCACTGCTTCAACCACTGCTTCAACCACTACTTCAACAACAGAAGGTTCCGGAGGTGCTTCAACAACAGAAGGTTCCGGAGGTGCTTCAACAACAGAAGGTTCCGGAGGTGCTTCAACAACTGCTTTTACAACTACTGCTTCAACTACTGCTTCTACAACATCTTCTTCTTTTGACTTAATATTTGACATTTTTTTTATTGGATTTTTCTTAACTTGAGTTTTTTTTGCTGGAGTTTTTTTTACTGAATTTTTTTTAGTATTAACTTTTTTAGATTTAACAGGCATCTTATTTATATTTTTATAAATATATAAAATCTTTATATAGTTTAGTTTTAAATTAATATAAATAATATAAATAATATAAATAATATATATGTATGAATATAACTACTGGTTATATGCATTTTTGACAGTATTATTTTGTTATATATTATTAAAAATATTTGATTCGTATTTTATAGTAATTTTATTTTATAGTATATCATGTTTATATTTAAGTTTATATTACATAGTAAATAATAAATATAAAAATGATAAAGATAAACTTATAATTTTAAAAAAATTAGATAATTATAAATTATCAGGCTTAACTTTAAAAAAACATATAAATTATTATATTATTATTTTAACAATTACATTTTTAATATATATATATATTGCTATACTAATAAAAAAAATCTAAATATCTAATAAATAATATAATGAAAATAAATATAGAAATAATATTACTCCTAATATTTATATTTATATTATCTTTTGTATATTTACCAATAAAATCTAATATATTTCAGCGATTAATTTATATTATTTTAGTGGTATGTATAATTGGATTAGGTGTAATGCTTATATTAAAAAATGGATTAGGTGTATTAAGTACGTTATTTTTAATTTTATTATTAGCTTCTATATTTGGAATTAATTATTATGTAAGTATTTTTTGTAATAAAGAAGATAATAGTAAGTTATTTTTATATTTATATTTAGCTATTGGATTATATTTTTTCTTTAATCAACAAAAAAAAATAAATAATGTTTTTGTCCCTAATACATTAGGGGATTGTACATATCATAGATTTTCATTTTCAATTATATTTTTTACAATGATCACTTCAATATTTTATACAGATGCATCTGTTTTTATATTATGTTTAATAATATTATATTATTTATTAACTTAACCACAATGATATGTGCATCCAACAAACATAGCAATAAAATCATAATCATTAATATTAGATAGTGTTCCATCTTCTTTTAAGAATCTAGTTTCATATTGATATTCTTCTTCATCTAATTCATTATAAGTAGGTAAGCCATTTTCATCAAATACATGTAGTTTTTTACCATCTGCATTAGTTGTAAATTTAATTTCTTTCTTTTTAACTTTTGTTAAATCAAAATTACAATCGTGAGATATTTTTGCCACTGTGCAATTTCTTAATAAATCATCATCTTGTTTTTGACCATAACCTGAAATTGCCGAAGAAACAATATAATCACCTCCTTCGATTCCTCCATTTTTATTGGAAACCCATATACTTCCCTCGCCAACGGAATTAATATAAGTTCTTCGCTCATTGATTAATTCTTTTTCAAATCGAGAACCAAGCATATCAGATTGTATTTCTCTACTTATATCATCTTTTTCGTGATATGAAATAACTCCAAATACTCTTTTATCTTTTTCTTTTATAGTTATTTCCACGACTGGTAAACTTTCATTAATCGTAGGTTTCATATTGTTATCATAATTAATAATATCATTAGTAGTCGAAACAATCAATCCCCTATTTTCATTTTCTAAATTATTTTTTAAATAACAAGGATGTTGTCCAGTAAACTTATTACCCCGTGATGTTTCTATATAATTACCCTCTAATAAATCTGTTGGTGTCCTGAAATAATATCCATTGAGTTTATTAGTAGCATTTTCGGGATAATCTTCACCAAACACAAACCATAAGGAACCAATATTACTTGAATTACTATTTATAAACCAACTTTTATCTTGTAATGGAATACCATCTTTTACTGGTAATTTAATATACTCACCATTTATTGTTAAATTACCATCAATTACTCCTCCTTCTATTTGTTCTGTTTTAGCGTATAATGTTCCATCTACATGTAAATTTTTAACTACATAAGCATCCCCTTCACAAATAAAAGGACTTTGTGTTTTATAATTTTCATTATCTTGTCCATTCGATGTATCATTTTTAATATTAAATTGACCAGAACCGTTTGCTCCCAATTCAATATTTTTATCTACAGATAAACTTTCACTAATATTTAATGTAGAATTTAAATCATATTTCAAAGTAACTTTATTATCTTCACTATTATAAATATCAATAGTTCGTTCATCAGTATTAAAGTTTATAAAATTTTGTGTCTCTTTAAAAGTCTTATTATATGTTAGTATTTTAATATATTTACTAACTAATTTAATATTATTAGAATACATTGAAATAGTTTTTGTTTTATTAACATCAGTCCCTAAATTTATATTTTCGTCCCATGAGAATAAAGTTAGATCTTTTTCACAAGATACTGATAAATTGTCCGATGCTGAAATATTATAAAAATCTGAACTTTCAGATTCAGTTGTTTCATCGTATAAATTTTTTAATATTTCCGTTGTTTTATTTATTTCATTTTCATCTTCACCCATAGTAAATTTATTATTTAAAAATGTAATACCTGTCTTTAAGGGGTTTTCATCGTTTAGACTTCCTAATCTCATTAATAAATCTGTAATTTCTGTTAATTCTTCACCTGTTATCGAACAAAAACCATTAGTACTTATAATTGGTAAAGGAAATAATTTGTCACCTATGTCTATATTTAATACTTTAAACTCAGTTGTAATATTTATTTTATCAGATGGATCTGGAGAAAGATATTCATTTGTATATATTAATGATTTTGTAGAAATATTTTTACTTTTTATTAAATTGAGAGCTGCAGTAAATGAATTGTTAATAATAAGATCATCTATTGTACAAGTAGTTATATTTAAATTTTTAATATACGATGAATTTGTGCTGTTCAATGTTAGAGCTCCATCGCATTCGATATTATTTCTACATGTTAAATCATAGATATTTAATTCTTCAGTAGTGATATACAAATTTTTATCTAAATCTGGCTCTGGTGAATAACTCTCTACAAAATTTAAACTTAATATTTTATCATCTTTGCCCGTTATTTCATTTACTTTTAAAGGGTCCGGTATTGTAAAAACTGGAGGATTATCAAATGTAACTGTTCCATTAAATGTAACATCTCCATCAAATCCAGATACACCTCTAACATTAAGATTATAAACATCTAACACTGCTTTGTCTATCGATTCATAAATATAAATTTCATTAGTTTTTTTTTCTACAATTATATTATTTTGAATAACTATATTTCCAAACTGTATAGAAGTTACTTTAATTTTATTAATTTCTAATTCTTCACTTGTTATTTTATTATTTTCAATTTCAGTTTTTCCATCTGTGAAGGAAATTTTATCATCTTTATCTACAATAATATTTTTTGTAGATAAATTATCATTTAATATAAGGTTATTTGTTTCAATATTATCAGACTTTATTGTACTATTGTTATGAAATTCTATATCATTCCCATTCCCATTTTTAATATTAAAAATATATTTATTAGGAGAATCAAATTTCATATCATAATCTGGACTTGTTTTTATAGTATTAATACTAGCAATTCCAGAAACAATAATATTTTTATATCTTTGTTCTGATATAGTTATTGTTTCAGCGTATATTTCTTTACAAGTAATCTTAAAATTACTAGCATCAATATCTCCTTTAATATTTATGTTTCTATCGTTTGTGTTAAATACATATCCTTGTTCATCATCCTTTATATATGGACCAATATTAACATCTGTATTTATATCTAAAACTGTTTTTTTTTCAATACTTGACTCTGCTTCAAATGTTAGCTTTCCATTTACATTTGTATTTTTTAATTCAAAATCATCAGGTAGATTAAATATTGCTCCTTCATCAAACATTAATTTATCCTGTATTGTAACATTTTTAAATGTAGCATTTTCTGGATAATCTCCGCCACCACCACCACCATCTGGTAAAGGTGGATCAAATCCTTTTTCCCAATGGATAGTTCCAGTAATTTTTAAATCTCCATCTATTAATAATCCAGTTTCTTTAGTGTTTCCAACACTAATTTCAACTTGATTTTCATCATCCTTTACTAATATCTTTTCATTCATATTAATTTGTCCCTCTATTTCTAAAATATCTTCGGATTTTATTTTAGATTGAGAACCAAAAGTTATATCACCTCCATCTGATATCTTTAATCCGAACATGCTATTATCATTAGATTCACTGATAAATTTATTAGCGGTAATTGTGTTTTTAGTAGCATCAACATCGCCCTCAATAGTAACTTTTTTTGTAATTGAATCGATATTGAGTATTACATTATTTCCATTTTTCCCTAATTCAACATCTTCATCAATAGTTAATTTATTTGCTGTAATAGAATTATCACTTGACTCTAATTTAATATTACCTAGTTCTATAGTCCCAATCTTTATATTTAATCCGGTATTATTTAATATAATATTATCATTAACCTTAAATTTACTTGAAGTTAAGTTATTAATACTTGCATTTTCAATATTAGTTTTTCCATTTAAATTAATAGTTGTTTTTTTTTCTGTAGTTAATTCACCCCTGATAAAAGTTGTCCCAGATAATTCTGAATATAATTTAGATTTTAAATTAACATCTACTTCTAAATTATTAACATCTATTTTTACAAAGTCATTAACTAAACTAGTTGATACAATATTTCCTTTAAAATTACTTTCTCCCTTTATAGTAATATTATTAATTTCTGTATGACCTATTATGTTTGCTTCACCATTAAATGTAGATATACCTTTAACATTCAATGGACCAGATACATCTATATCCTTTACATTTAAATTATCTACATCTATAATTGAAGAATTTATTTTTGTAAATAAAGATTCGCCATCCACATTTAAATTTTTATGGATTATAACATCTCCATCTGTTTTAATTCTAAATACAGTTTGACTATCCTTAAAAACTGCTACATGGTCTCCATCATCATTAGATATATTTAACTTAGCCAGTTGATTATATTTATCCAAACTAATATAATCTAAATTTGAAAAAATTGTAACATTATCTGCTCTATTTATAGGAATTATATTATCTCCTTCGGGATTTTGCCAATAAAATTGACCTCCGCCAATTGGTTGAGAATTTAATTCTCTATCTATACCTCCTTGAACAATTCTAAAAGTATTAGAATCATTGTCATAATACATAATACCATTATACTTTTCATCTAACAGCTGGTTTTTTTGTGTTTTTTTTATATTTTTGTCTAAATCTGTAGATATATTTCCTAACTTAATAGACCCTCCCAAACATAAATCTCTCTTTATAACAGCACCTCCTTCTACATTTAATGGAGCTGATATATATTTAGCATTGTATATTTTTTTATTTGCCACTATCGTTTCTTTACCATATAATTTATAGCTATTTGTAGAATTAATTGATAAACTTTTAAAATTTCCACAATTTTGATTGAACATATAAATTAGTTATAGAAATAATTCCAATCAAATAACAGAAAAGGTAAGAAATATATAACTGCGTTTAAATTCATCCATGAGACAATGAAAATAAATAATAATACACAATTATTAAAGTTATAAAATTTATTTTCAGGAATTAATTTTGTTTTTATTAATAAATATCTAAAAATTAAATAAGCAATCAAAATAAGAGAACCATCTCTTCCAAACTTACAAATTTTAGATTTACTAGGATCTTCTATACCAATAGAGTGTTTAAAGTAATCATCAATGTCATTAGTAAATAAATACTCAAATGGATGATTAAATGAATATTGAGTTCTAAGAACATGAAACATATAATATAGATAAATAATCTCAATAATTGTTATAAATATCATATTTATATATATAGAAAATAGTTTTTATATTATATAAAGATGACAGGTGGTTTAATACAATTAGCTGCGTATGGTGCGCAGGATTTATATTTAACTGGTAATCCACAAACTAGTTTATTTGTAACTGCTTATAAAAGACATACAAATTATTCAATGGAATCTATTCAGCAGTTTTTCACAGGTGACGTTGGATTTGGTAAAAAAATATATTGTAATTTGGATAGAATTGGTGATTTAATTGGTAAAATATTTTTATCTATTAAATTACCTTCTTTAGATGCATTTGCCTCAGATAATTTTACAGTAGGATGGATTAATGCCATAGGATATGGATTAATCAATTATGTAGAATTAGAAATAGGAGGGACTGTAATTGATAAGCAATATGGCTTATGGATGGAAATATGGTATGAATTAGTTACTCCTTTGGGTAAAAGAGCAAGTGGTGATCTTTTAATTGGTAAAGATGAAATGAATCCTGATGTGGATTCAAGAAAAGGACCTTATAATTTATATATCCCACTTATGTTTTGGTTTTGTAGACATCCTGGAATGGCTTTGCCATTAATAGCTTTACAGTATCAGGATGTAAGAATTAATATCGCATTTAATAGACTGCAACAATTATGGAATTCTACTAGTGGGAAATTAGATGTAGAAAAATGCATTAAATATTCAGATAAATACATAAATATAAAAGATGCTTCATTATTTGTAGAATATTATTTTTTAGAGAATGAAGAAAGAAAATTATTTGTAAACAAAAAACATAACTATTTGATAGAGCAAACACAAATTAATATTCAATCATATGAAACAGGTTTAGTTGATGTCATTTTTCCAATGAATTTTTCTCACCCAGTAAAAGAAATAATTTGGATTATTCAGAATCAATTAGTATTAGAGCAAACAACTGAAAACGACGAAATGAGAGGAAACCAGATGTTTAATTTTAGCGATAGACCATATATAGCAAGTTTTGTTCCACATGTTGGCCCAGGAGGGGAATTTTATAAAAATAACACTCCATATGGTTCAGATGTGCCTGCTGACCCAATGGAAGGTGCTGAAATTCAATTTGAAGGACAACCACGTGTTAGACACAGAGATTGTTTTTATTATAGAATAGCACAACCATTCCAATTTCATACAAATTATCCTAATAATTTTATATACATGTATTCATTTGCTCTTAATCCAGAAGAGATACAACCATCTGGTGCTTGTAATTTTAGTAGATTAGATAATGTAGATATGCGAATTAAATTAGTAGAAAATAAAAATGGAAGTACATTAGAGGAAAAATATCTTATAGAACCTAGAATAATAATGTTTGCATTAAATTATAATGTATTACAAATTTCCAATGGGATGGCTGGATTAGCATATTCTTCGTAATTACTTATATTATTATTCTTTAGTATTGCGTCATCTGTTTTATATCCAAAAGACAATAAAAAATATATTATATTATTATTACATTTGGATATAGCTAAATTCATTAGATTTTTATTTTTTATTAAGGATAACTGATAAATATCATAATTGTAATAGCAGTCTTTTGTATATAAGAAATATAACCACTCATATAAATTATATTCAATAATTTCTTCTAGGATTTTATAATTATAATAATTTTTATCTAATGTCATGAAAATAGGTAATTCAATATCTTCTAAAACATAAGGTGTATCCGTTGGAACTGAGTGTTTTATTAAAAATTCTATATTATCTTCTATCATAAAATATTCTGTAATTAAATATATATAATATATATTTTCTGGTGTTACCCTTCTTTTATTAAAATCTTCTAGTAATTCATCTGAAATATTTAATAATATATTAACATTTTTTATATTTTTTATGTTATCAATTTCTAACGATTTTAGTAAATTAGATTTTAAATTTACTAAGCAGAAATCATTTATTTTCATAATTAATAGAATTAAATATTATATTTTTAAATATTATGCTGATTTAACCACGAATACGAATAGGAAACAGTAGGTGATACTTCTACAAAAGCCGTTAACATCCACAATGCTCCTAATTTCCTATCAGCTAATGATATACCTTCACGTGATAATCTTTTAAATTCATTTAGTAAAATTAATTGTAATTCTCTATATTTAGACATAGGGATTTTCATAATTATATTTGGTGATATTTCAAATGCTAGACCATTGTTAGTGATTTTAGATTTATCTTCTAATGTGATATTTGCTCTATAATTCCAAATATCCTCTGCTTCTTTATAAAGTCTTTTAAGTTGAAATAATGATAAATTATGAAACCAATCTAATTGTATTATATATCCAAGTTCGTCATATGTACTAAATATATCAAATACATATTGATTGAATTTTTGCTTATCTGTCAATATCTCCTCTTTTATCGATTTAATTTTTTTATTATTATACATATATAATAATTTATCTTTAATCTTCTTCAAGGAAATACTTGTAAATTTGATATTAACATAAGGATTAATAATCTTTGATATATTAGTGTTTTTAAAATACATATCCAATGACCGAATATCAAATCCATATATTTTATCATTTTCATTTATATAAATAAAATATATAGGTGGTATATCCTCTAACTCTTCTAATGTATAAAAATCTATATCATTCACACACATTTTTTTAATATTAGTAAGTTTTTCTTTAAGTTTCTTCTGAAGCCAAATAATACTCTTTAATTCTTTATTTATTAAATCAAAATAATTAGATAATTTATTATACAAATTTCTAGGACTATCATCCTTATCATACGATATTTTATTCTCTTTTAATGTTAACTTAAGTTGTAAAGCATCAACATCTTCTAATTTTGGTAATTTCTTATAAGATTCTTTAAATAAAATAGGATTTTTAAAGTGATATCCACAATACTTACAATTAGGTTTTGCTCGACGAGTACATTTTAAATGTGGGTTTTGTTTATTTTTAATAGCAATACAATATTCCATTATATGATATATTAGGAATATTTTTATATATGTAAAAAAAAAAAATGAAATCATTATTTAAAGATAATAATATTAATAAATATAGTTAATAATAATAATAAACAAAAATGAATGACACTGTGAAACAAACTAAAACAATTGAAGACGTTGTATTGGGAAATAAATATAATACTACAAAATTTTGGGAAATTAAAAGAAATGGAGGTGATCCTAGTGAAGTAACTGATGAAGAAATTGAGATTCCTATAAATCCATTTTATATTATCCAAGATCCTAAATACTATAATACACATGGCCAATACGAATCGTATTTAGAATATTTTGGAAAATTAGAAATTAATTTTGATATTAAAATTACTTGTAATTTTTCAGGATACGATGGACAAGAACCTAAATTATCGATTAAAATACCTCTTAAAAATGAAAATCAAAAAGCAATGTTTAAGTTTCTAGATGCTATCAAAGAGGATTTACAAATGACAACTGGTATGGAACCACCTGAAGACTGGTCTCCGGTGATTAAGAAAGGTGAGTGGTATAATAAATATAAAGGATGTCTTACTTACACTGAAGGTGAATATAGGGGTAAGGATTTTATATATTGTGCTATGAATATTAAAAATAATTATATGAATTTACTTAGACTTCTAGGAAGTGATAAACATTCTAAATGTATAAAGTTCTTTAATAGGATTGATGACGATGAGCATCCTAAGTTAGCAGAACTAGATGAATCTCGTTTTTCTTCTGAGAGGATTATGTTAGCAGGATTATCATATGATAATGAAGAAATTTATTCTAATTCTAAAATGATTAGACTTGGAATCGAAGCAATATCTTGTATTAGTGTTCTCTTTGATAAGGAAAAACCAAGTATCAAAGAATTTACTGATATTTGTAATAAATATGTTATTCCATTTAATGAAATAGCATTAAATGACAAGGACTGGTATAATAAAACACAGGAGCATACTTCACCAGATGGTAAAGTTTGGACTAGTAATATTACTATTCTTCCATTTCAAATCAAAACATCGGTTTATCAGAATATTGAAAAATTACCAAATGAAGTAAAAACAGGACTTGAGAAGATGTATAACAAGACTACTAATATTACTAGACTTGAATATCTTAAATATTTGGGAAAATTAAATGTAGATGAGGCTATTAAAAATATATTTTGGATTCAAAGTAAAGATGAATATGATGATAAATATGAAAGACTTAACATTCCTTTTAGTTTAGGCTCTATGAAGATTACTAACAAAGACTTTAGTAAAAAAACACCATCTAAAAAGAAATGTTCAATTTTGTCTCAAGTGGAAGATTTTAAGAAAAGTAAAAAAATAAAGATACCTGAGATTGAACCAGAACCTGAAATGCAAATGGTTAATTCTTTTAAAGCATTAGCAGTTGATTCTGATGAGGATGAGGAAGCGTAATTTTAAAAATAATTAAATAAATATAATTTATATAAAATGAGTAGTTATGAAAAAATAATTAAAGAAGAAGAGTTAATATTAATAGATAAGATATTTAATGATTTATTTGATAAATCGAGTACAAAATCTTATATCGAAAAAAAAGAAATAACAGACGATGTTTGTTCTATATGTTTAGAAAAATTAGATTTCAATGAAAAGATTAAATTTAAATGTGGACATTATTTTCACAAGAATTGTATAAATAAATGGTTCAATTCTTCTTATTCATTTAAATGTCCTAATTGTAAACAATGTATTATATAATTATATAATGAATTGTTTAATTTGCTTTAATGATATTGAAAATAAATATGTGAGTTATAAATGTGAATGTGGATATATACACTTATTACATTGTAATTGTTGTAAAAAATGGATAGAAAAGAAAGATGGTAATTTTTGCTTAATGTGTCATGAAAAAATTACTTCAAAAATAAAGAATAAAAAATTTAAAGTTAAAAGTTGTTTTTAGTATATTTCTTTAAAAAAGAATTACGATGATATTTCGTAATTCCATATTTTTTTATAGCCATAATATGATTATATGTACCATATCCCATATTATTACATAGATCATATCTATTTAAAGATTTATTCTTTAGACATAAATCTTTAATATAATTATCATGACATACTTTTGCTAATATACTAGCAGCAGCAATACATTTAAATTTATTATCACCTTTAATTATACATTCATAATTTTTGTCTTTATATTGATTAAAGTAATTACCATCAACTAATATCTTATCATAATCTATTATAATATTATCAAGTGTCTTATGCATTGCTAATTGTGTTGCTTGTAGAATATTTATTTCATCGACAACATTATTTTCTACATATGCTATTGAATATTCGATAGCATATTCCTTAATAAAATCTGCTAATTCTTCTCTTTGTTTCTTAGTTAATTTCTTTGAATCTTTAATTAAATTATAATTTTTTAATATTGTTTTATCATTGTATATTTCTTGTAAATCTGGTAGTATTACAGCAGCTACATAGACTCTTCCAAAGAAGCAGCCACGAGCCACTTCATCAATTCCAATATTTAACATTATGTAAAAAGAATGTCTTTAATTACATCATCTAAACTATATTTATTATTATTGTCCTTTAAGCCTTTATCTTCTAAATATGATTTTATATGACCAACTGTTACTATAATATCAATGTTATCATCCTTCTCTAGTTCAGTTTCTTCTTTAAGAAATTCTTGTAGTGCACGCGACTCTATATATTGTAATTGCTTCTCCTTCTTAATTGGAGTTGTATCTTTGTTTAGATTATTACGACCCCATACATTCTTTAATTGAGATTGAATTTCCCTGTGAGCATATTTCTTTTGAATCTCAATACCATGGTATTTACCTTGAATGAGCATTTTGTATTTTTCAATCTCATTCCGTATCATTATAACTTTCTTTTCAGCAGTAGAAAGATCGTTAATTAATTTATCTAATGTTGTGTAATAGACTCCCATTTCGTTATTTATAGAAGAACCAATACCTACACAAGGTTCATCTTCTACATCATCTTCATCTAAAGAAGGCTTAGTCGTTTTTTTACTAGTTCTTTTAGATTTTTTAGTTTTTTTACTTGCCTTTTTTTTACTAGATTTCTTTTGTATTGCTGGTTCGGGTTCATTTGTTAAATATGAATCATTATCACCACCAAGTTCATTATTAAAGTCATGTGAACTCATATCACTTTTTTCGTCTGAGCTATCAGTAAAAGACATTTTATTAAATTATTATTTAATTAATATATATATTTCATTTTTTTATTTTCCAATAGATAATTCTGAAACAGGTATTCTTTCTTCTTTACCATTAGGCAATGTTCTTATTATATACATTGGTATTTTTTTTTCCATTAATTCCAATTCAGCTATATCCTGTTCATTTACATTTCCGTCTTCATCTTTTAATTTAGTAATATCTACAAGTGGGTCACATCCATTCTGTAATTGACTTGTTCTAAGAGCTATAATCATTGCTAATTCAAATTTAGTAATTGTTCGTAATGTTGTAAACTTTATTTTACTTGTATCATTTAATTCTTTTGTTGTTATTAGACTAGACATATATTATATATTATAAATTTGTATTTATATAAAATCATTTTTTATTCATAACCCCAATAGTGATTACATTCTGTATCACAACATATATAAATATCTTGCATATTATAAGTATTCTTTGTTATGACTACTTCTTTTACAGTATCACACTTAGGACATTTTATTTTATTTGTTCTTGCTAGGGTATCATATATTGAAAAAGGATTATGACTGTATTTATTAGTATTTCTTGTCATAGATTTAGATACAACTAGAGATTTAGATATAACTTTATTACCGCATGTATGACACGCATTATATAATATACCCTCTTCCTCAATACTCTTAAATCTATTATCACATATATTACAAAATTTTATAGACATTATACTATATATTCATAAATAATTTAAATTTATAAATCATTTTTTATACTATTTACAACTAGAAATCAGTAACTTTTATAATATTTTAATCTATTTTAATATTATTACTTACTAGTAATTCTATTATATCTTCTTTCTTTAATCTACTATAACCTTTAATTTTATTATCCCTACATAACTGTATTAAGTGATGTTTTAATTTTATACATAATTTACTTTTTAAATCTATCGATGAAAAAGTAAATGAATCATTACTTAATTCATTCCCTGATATTTTACTATAATAATGCATAATAATATCCATTAATCCTTTATAATTAACTTTCTGATAAAATCTTTCAAATGGTGGAGGAGTATTAATTAAATTATCTCCTAATATTTTATAATTGTTTTTTAATAAGTTAACATAATCTAATATATTTTCAATAAAATATTCTTCTATTTTACCCCTAAAAGATTCAAAATCAATTAATAATATTTTATTATTTTCTAAATTATATACTAATTTATCTACTAATATAGATTTTATAGCACAATCACATACAAAATATCTTACTGCATTATTATAATTATTATTACTAATTGTAGATATTTTAAGACCTGGTTCGTTAAATATTGGATTATTTATTAAAACCATCGATTGAATAGACAATAATATAGATCTTATAGTCATCGAAGGAGTCCAATTACTATCATTTCCCCATGTATTTATAATAGATAAACAAACTTTTCCATTTGTATATAAATTAGGATTTATTCTCATTTTACTTTTAGTAGTATAAAACCATACAACTGGTGGAGTTAATGGATACATATCTGTAAATCTCAATGTGAATAAGAAGAAACCATTTTCATATGGTGTATCTTTTCCACCTATTATCATACATTTAATAATATTGATATTATTATCATCCACATCTATAAAAATATTATCTTTATCCAAAGGGTTTTTAAACAAATCTTTTAATTCTTTATTAATTCTAAATGTTCTATCAATCGACATTATATATATATATATCACTTAAAACTTTTTTAAATAGCATTTCCTATTTAAAAAATAATGATATATACTTATATAATGGGTTCAAATTTTAATATATTTAATGATTTTTTAGAAAGTAAATCTATAAAAAAACACGAGGATTGTTTAATTACACATACAAGTCTAAGTAAAGGAAAATATTTTATAGATGATAATGAATTAGATAATTTTTTTAAATTATATCATAATTATATTAAAGATAATAACCCTCCATTACGAATTGTTGAGCGACCAAAAGCATTATCTTGTATTAAAATAGATTTAGACTTTAGATTCAGTAGGGAAATTAAAAATCATTTATATACAAGTAAACACATACATGATTTTATAATATCATGTATATGTGAAATTGATAATTACTTTAACATCGATAATGATAAAAAAAAAGTATTTGTTTATGAAATAGAAAAACCAGTAACAGAAGTTAAGAAAAATGGAGAAGTTTATAAAGATGGTATTCATATTATGTTTCCATATATAATATCAAAACCGAATATTCAACATATTATTAGAAGTAATATATTAAAAAATTTCCATGATATTTTTCCTATAGATGAGATTGGATATACTAATTCATCTGATAATATTTATGATAAGTCTATTATAGATTCTACTGGCTGGTTAATGTATGGTTCTTGTAAACCCAATCGAGTTCCATATACACTAACACATGTTTATCATAAGAAAAAATCTGAAGAACTTGTAATAATTGACGATGATATGGAAATTGAATTAGAAGAAGAAGATATTAGTAATTATGACTTAAATGAAATTATTTCATTATCCAGCATAAGAAATAAAACAGAAGTAAGTGAAATAGATAAAAATAGATTAGATGAAATTGAAGAATTTGATTATAATAAAAATAAAAAATCTATATCATCCAATAAGGCAATTGGAACCAATTATAAAAAAAAATGCAATGAACCTATTTCTGTAAAGAAATTTGTTGAAATGTTATCCGATGAAAGAGCAGATGATTATAATCAATGGTTGGAAATAGGATTAGCATTATATGCTATCGGTGAAGGGGATGATGTTTATTATGATATTTGGGATGATTTTAGTAAAAAAAGTTCAAAATGGGAAGAAGGTTGTTGCTTTAAGAAATGGAATTCGTTTAATTTAAGAAGTGATACAAATATTTTAGATATTGGTTCTTTAAGATATTGGGCTCAATTAGATAATCCAATTGATTATATTAATTATACTTATAAAACTGCTAATATAAAAGAAAAAATAAAAAAATGTTTAGAAGAAGCACACGACTATGATATATCAAATGTAGTTAATTTATTATTTCAAAATGAATTTTGTTATGAAGCTGTTAATCAAGATTGGTATCAATTTATTAATCATTCTTGGAAGAATCAAAAAAGAGAACCTCTTGGTTTAATGAGATATTTGTCTGAAATTGTTGTTGAGTTATTTCATAAGTATTTAACTGATACACAATTTACTACAATTCATACAACCGAATCAACAGATGAAAGAAAAACACTAATGGACCAATTTACTAAGATATTTAAAATTATTAAGAAGAAGCTAAAAGATAATAAACCAAAGAAATCAATCATAGAAGAAAGTAAATATGGTTTTATTAAGAATAAATTTTTAGAAAAATTAGACCAAAATAAAGACCTAGTTGGATTTGAAAATGGTGTTTATGATTTACAAAATAAACAATTTAGAAATGGAAGATATCAAGATTATATATCACTAACCACGGGATATAATTATATAGAATATAATAAACATTGCCCAGTTATTAAAAATATTAAGAAATTTTTTAAATCAATTCAACCCGATATTAGCGATTTAGACAAGCAAAGAAGAAAATACTTAAAAATGTTTTTATCCAGTTGCATACAAGGAGTTAATACAGATGAAACATTACATGTTTTTAAAGGTATTGGTAGAAATGGTAAAAGTAAATTAGTTGAATTAATGCAAAAAGCACTCGGGGAATATGCGGGAACAATGTCTATATCTTATTTAGTAAAAGGTAGAGGTAAATCCAGCGATGCTTCTCCAGATTTAGTTAATGTTAAAAACCAAAGGTTTGTTGTAATGGGTGAACCAAGCGATACAGATAGATTACATAACGGAACATTAAAAGAAATAACAGGAGGAGATAAAATGACTGGTAGAGGATTATATAAAGACCAAACAACATTTAAACCACAATATAAATTATTAATAGTATGTAATGATGTTCCAAAGCTACAAACTGGAAATGACCACGCAACGTATGAACGATTAAGAATAGTTAATTTTCCTATGAAATATTCTAAAAATAAAAAATTATGTGATGGTAGTGACCCATATACTCAAGCAATTGACTTAAGTATATCCGAAAAAATTGAAGAATGGGGACCTTATTTTATGGGAATGTTGATTCATTGGTTTAATAAATATCATACAAATTGCTCAGTCAAGCTTGAAGTACCCGATGCCATTATTAACGATGGTAACGAATATCGACAAATGAATGACCCATTAAACGATTTTTTTATTAATCAAGTTAAATTAGAACAAACAAATAAACATAACTTTAATATTCACCAAGACCTATGGCCCGATGTTAAAGAATGGATTAAAGGAAATGATATTAAAATAAAATATGATTTTGAAGGTTTTAAAACATATTTCTTAAAGAAGTATAAAATACCAAGGAAATCTCACCATATAATAGAAGGGTGGAATTTAACTAGTTCATAAAATGCATAATATTGTACACGCACAACCCGTTGAGAATGAACTTAATAAAAATACAAAATATGTTTATTTTATATTATTTGCAATTATATTACATTTTTATGGATTCACTTATCTCCACCTTAAAGTGGCAGATAGCAATAGAAATAGAGTCCATAAAAAAGTAATTATTATTGATAATAAAATTAAGATTCTAGATAATAACCTATTATCACTTCATCAAGATGTTATCGACGAATTTAACAAACTTAATAAAACAATTACTCAATTGTTTGATGATGATACCCAAGAAGCAGTAATCAAACCAGAAGCAGACATTACCCAAGACGATGTAATCAACCCAAATATGACGATCATTGATGTTATTAACAATGACACAATAGTTCAATTTATAGAACAATTTGTAAATGGTTATAGTCATTATAAAATTGAAGGTATTCTTCCAAAAAGTATTCCTAAGAAAATATGTAATATTGAGTACTTAAGAGAAAATATGTATGTAGAAGAAAAATGTGGTAAGAGTTATAAAAAAGATAATATTATGGTTAAATTACCCGAGGCAATGTATTGTGATAAAGGTAATATACACAATTCTATTAGCAATATTCACGAACGGTTTGATATATCTCCAAATATTAGTATAATTAAAATTGACAATTATATTGAATGTAATGAGATAGAATTTAATAGAATTTTTAATATTTGTAATATTGAAGTACTTTTATATTATATACTTGAGATATTTAAGGCATATGATGAAAAAAGATTACCAAAAATACATCCATACCTAAATCAAGGTGGTTCATATACTAAGGTGTTAAGTTCGTTTAACTTTTACAATAGTTTTTAATTTATTTTTTAATTTATTTTTTAATAATTTTTTTATGGGTATATTTTACCATTAAAACTTTGTTTTTTTAATTCTTTGATGCGAAGCATATCTGCGTTCCTTTCATCTAATATTAAATCAAATATATTTTCAATACATAAAAATACATAATAGCTAATAATAATTATTAATATTAGTAATAAATGTGGTGTAAAATAATGTAACATCTTTGTTATTAATTTATAATTTTCTTTATTAATAATCAATTTTTAATTATATATAAATTAATTATAATTCACCTGCCCACGTAGAATAAACAACTTTTTCAACACTATATATTGAACCAGTTTCACTCGCATTTACAACGATAGATTCACTCTCGCTATAATGATTATCTGATAATATTATACTTTCAGGTTGTATAATATAAGGTGTATCTTTACACTCTGTACATTCACAATAATCGTTATTAAATATTTTTTTTAGTAGATTATATATACAACGCATTATATAATTTATTTATATAAATATACTAAAGTATTACACTTACATACATATTTATGTTTCCTATGTGGTGAAATTGTTATTAAATTATAACAAAATTGACATGTTCCTTGTATATAACCCTTCCGGTGTTTTTCCCTTTGATTATAGTTCATTGCTTGAATATAAAGTAAATTTATATTTTGAATATATTTTTTTTTAGTAATAATTTTTGGTATGTCGTTATTAGAATCTATTAATAAATCTAATAATATATCTTTCATTATTTAAAAAAATCAATGGTTAAATTTATATTTTCTAAACGTAATAATTTTTATAAAATATATCCATCGATATAAGTTCTTCTTAAAAAAAATGATACATATTTATTAAGTAATAGATAATAGAAAAATAACTTAAGTATGATATCATCCCATGAACCTGGACCGGAACCGGAACCTGGACCGGAACCGGAACTGGGACCGGAACCTAAAAAGGTAGATATTAAATTCATATACGGAAATCTTCGTATTCTTGAAATGGAAATTGTACGAAAAGATATGATTACAGGAATAGTCGATATGTTTATGGAGTTAACTGCTAAACAAATCGCATCGATTGTGTCGAGAATCTTTGAAGAGACCGAGGCATGCAATTTTTGTGCACATTGCATTGAGAATGGCATGGATTGTCCTCATTCTAAAAATAACCCCACTACGATTAGGGACTTCCAAGAGTACCCTTGTCAAAAAGTGTACGCAGGAAACTTTGCTAACAGATGCAGGTGTTCTTGTCGTCAGTTGCGTAGAAGGTTATGTCAGGTCTACAACGACTACACAAATGGTGATATCGCAAAGATGAGATCGAGCTTTCGTCAGGTATGTAACATTGTTACTCCAGGTCATGAATGCAAACCAAATGATCAAGAAATATATGATCGTGTTCTTAGGCATCCTGGTAATGTCAAAAAGATGATCAAACTATGTCGGGGTTATTTGCGTACAGATGCCAAAAATAATGAAGAACTGTCCAAAAAGCGGATGGAAGTTAAATGTTTAAAACAAGCAGTTCGCCAACTCCAAATTGATGGGAATAAACAGGCTCAGTTGAAACTTAACGAGTTTCAGCAGAAAGTGACTAAGTTGCAGCAGCACACCGCAGATGAGATCCTAAAAAATAGAGAAATTCAAAATCAACTTGTTATTGAGTTTGATGCAAAGATTAACCTCATGAAACAACAGCTTGAAGAACAGACGACTGCTGAGATACATGCGATGACTGAGGAATATGACACTCAAAGAAAAAAAATGTGTGATGAATTGAAGGATTTCAGGAAATCACAACAATCTCGAATTATCGATGAGAATCGGATGATGCTGAAGAATCATATGCATCATAAGGACAAATTAACGAACTATGTGAATAAGAATGCCATCGACTTTGATGAATGTCCGGACTGTAAGGAATGTGTTAGTTGTATGGAAGACGTAGAACGAGATAAGTCTATTAGATACACTAACCTAGGGAACAATGATGATGGAGTTCGATGCCTATGTTTCGATTGTTTTGCCCTAGTCGTAAAATCCGAAGAGAATATTTGTTTCCCATCTTCGAACGATATGATACCTTTTTCTCTGGTCTATGAATTATGTCCAGGCGAGATAGATCCGTTTCACCGCAGGGTCAATGAGAAGATATGTGCTAAGGTGATTAATGATTACGAGTGCAAACTAGCGAAGCAATCAGATATTGATAAATCATATGAAATAGCTTTAAATCATTTGAACGACCAAACTCCATGCTGTGGTCGAGTATACGACTTTACTGGCTGTTGTGCTATAGTGTGTCGAGTATGCCGAGAAGTTTTTTGCCATGTCTGTAAAAAAAGTTATAAGATGGATTTGCTTGAAGACATCGGTACAAACATGTCTGCAGACAAAAGAGCACATAAGTGTGTGAGAGACTGTCTGGTGAATGAAAAGCATGAATCACATTCTGTATATTATCTTACAGAAGAGGGAATGAGAACGATGTCTTCAGACAAAAAATCACTCAAGATTGCTGCCCTTTTAAGGGGAATGCCATCGGAACAAGTGGAACCACTTGCTCAGAGAATGATAGACGCAACATTGCTGGATGGTGTTATTCTGCGAAATGATATGGGCCGTTTGGTTGAAGAATGTCGACTCTTCAAAAAGCCTCAAATACATGAACCAG